GCGCAGCTTGTCTACCGTGAGGCCCACGTTGCCCGAGGCAGCGTAGTTCACCGCAACGCGCTGGTTGCTGGTGTCAAAGCCGGTGGTCGTGCCGCCCGCTTCGCCCGTCTTGTTGTCGTTGAGCATACCGTTGATGATCACATCGTCCATCGCACGGCCCATCGCGTACAACCCGTTCTGCGAATAGGCAGACTGCGGATCGGCGAGGAGACGGAGCTTATCGAACGAATCGATCAAGTCGGCCCAATCGAAATCTTCCGGGAACACCCAGCGACGGTCGTTCGGCGTGTTGACCGGAACGATCGGAGCATAGCGGGTGCTCACAGCGCGAGCAGCGGTCGCACCGTACTGCGTCACAACTTCTGATTGCTTGCCCTTGTACGAACCCATCTGCACGGAGCCGCGCAGCTTGGAACCCTTTTGCTGCAATAGCAGCGAGATGTTAGTGCCGTATTGGACGGCATAGACTGATGCAATATTGTCGGCCATTGATAGACCCTCCAAAAAACCATTGATAATGACTCTCGGAAGGCTTGTCCATTACTGGGGCCATAATTCCTTGCGCGATACGCTCGCACCGATCGGCTGTCTTTCCAGCAGTCAGCGGGGTCTTACGACTTGCCCGATCCTAAAAAAGCCCGGAAGGTTTCCCCTCCGGGCAAACACATATAGGAGGTAACGCGGCAATCTTAATGCCCCGCTACTATTCCCGCAACTAGGCTTCCAGCAATTCTGGGTTTGCCATTCGATGCAGTCGCTCCATCTCTGCAATCGCGCCCGCACGCACGCGCTCATCGGGATTCATGTAGCGGCCCATGAACTCCTCGTCCGCAAACATCGTCGCGATTTTGTTCTTCGCTTGTTGCGGAGTCATCGCGCCCGAGTTTGGCTCATCCGACGAAACGAATGATCCTTCTGCGAACGATGCGCCGATTGCATGAAAGAGCTTCATCATGGGGCCAGTGCCGATCGCTTGCTCCAATCGCTCGAGACCATCCGCATCGATGCCGGCGTCTTGACCGAATCGCACCAACGCACGTTTAGCAAGATCGGTATTCTGGTCGGCTGCTGCACCCCACTCGCGACGGAGATCCGCAAAGTCTTGCTCAGACTTCTGGATGAACGCCTCGCGCTCTTGCTCGATGCGCTGGCCTGACATCCCGTTCCACCATTCAGCCAGACCTTGCGCTTGCTTGTTGGTCAGACCCAGCTCATGCAATACCGGCGCGACCGCTTGCGCGAACGATCCGTCATCGCCCTCGGGGACAGGAAGATTGTACTTGTCTGGACTTTCCGGCCGGCCGAGTCGGTCATAGACCGCGCCCCATCCATCCGCATCATCCTCAGACTTCGGCGCAAGAATCGTGCGCCCTGCCTTATCCGCGCCGAATACCTTCTCGAGATTCTGGTAGGAGAGCAGCGCATCCGCTGGCCCCTTCCATCCCTTCGCTTTCACCAGTTCGCCGAGCTGACTAGCTGTACCTTCGTCGAGCCCTTCGGTGGCGTACCAGGTATTTACTTGTGGCTCCGCTGCCGGAGCAGTCGGGTTGCCTGCTTCCGCAGACCCTAGATCTTCACTCATCAGGTATATCCTCTTGCAGATTGGTCAAGGTCTTTTCGTCTAAGTGCAGTGCCTCGACAATTAACTGCACCATCTCTTGCCGCCCGACAATTCGGCCGACTTCGTACATATCCGTTGCGCCTGTGCGATCGGTCGCCGCGGGTGGCTTTCCGTAACGCGCTTGACGCTTCAGATGCGCGAGCACTGTCGCACCGTCCTCGCTCATCTCGCCCGTCTTAGGATCAGTGAATAGACGCTTGTAGGCACGAGAACGAAAGAGCGCCCGATGCAATCGGGAGCGAAACATCAGCGTTGCAGATGGCATTACTTGAGTTTATCCATATCAGAGATTGCGCGGAGATTATTTGCAACGACCACCGCATAGATGATGACCATCAGCATCCACACCCAGAGCGGGATCGCTTCTGCGTAGACCATGAACACCGCAACGACCAACACCTTCATTGTGACAAGCGCCGGCACCACGCCGAGAAAGTTCATCACTACTTGCATGAACGGATTCAGCTCACGGCCGCCGCCCTTCAGAATGATGTAGGTGGTAAGCGCGTCTGCGATTTGGAGTGCGATAAATATAAATCCGAGGATAATTTCCATTAGATTTTTTCTCCTCTGAACCATGCTTGACCGTGCTCGACCGAGCACATCTCGGGCTGCAGTAGTCGCCCGTCCCTAAATGTCAGGACAATAAACCCAGAGCACCAATTGACCGGCCCCGCTTCGGTGTAGTTGAACTGCGGGCCATAAGGTTCGGCGAGTGTGCCGGTATCTACACCGTATCTACGTCCGCGGTAATCAGCCCACGGAGTCACCTGTAGCTTGTGCAGATGCCCGTGGACGTAATGCACGCCCGCCTTGAGTGTCGAGTTGTAGGCGCTATGGACGCCACCATTGAGCGGTCGGTGACGCACTGCGACCCACGCATCGCTGCCTTGATTCAGATGCACCGCCCAGCCCGCTTCCCATCGCGGCAAGTAATCGAGCAGCGTCATGCCCCACATTTCCTCAAACTCGCCAACGCGACTGGACAGATAATTCTCAAACCGGCTGTCATGGTTGCCGATCGTTCGCAGTAGCTTTGCGCCCTGCGCAGCTCGCTCGATCTCGGCCATTCGATCCTGCACCGCATGAATCTCATCTTTCATGTCCGGCTGCTTCTCCCACATGATGCGAGCGTGCCGAGAGATGCGTGCGCCATCGAGAATGTCCCCATTCATAATGACGGCCGCGGGTTTTAATTTCTTCGCGACTCGGCAAAAGGCTTGGTGCGCAAGGCTCACAATGCCAGGCCAATAGTGCGCATCGCTCGCGATCATCACCACGCCGTCTGTGCAGTCAAACTGTATATCCCGCTTGTATATACGCGCCCGAGTCTCGGCCAACTCCGAGGCGGCTCTGCCTTTTTTAGCTTGCTCGCTGCTGCCGAGAAACCTGTCGTTTTTAGCCTTGAGCGCAATCCCGAGCTTTCTTTCGAGCGTCCTGCGCCGAGAGTGGACAGCCCGCAATGCTAGCGTCGAGATCTTTGCGACTTCGGCGGCACTCTTGCAGCGCTGCCACAGTTCGACGAATTCCTCGTCAGTGAGTTTCATCCTAGGCATAAGTCACTCGTCAAAAGAGCAGAGCATCTGATGGAGCAAGTGTGCAAACCTGTCCACGAACTCCTCATCCTGACTCAGTGTGTTGCTATAACCTGCGACATCCAAGATTGCGTGAGTCGCTTCGTGCATGAATGCCTGTTGCCGAGCAGTGCCTCGCAGCCCTCCATGAATCTCAATCTTGCATTCGTTCGGTGCCCAGAGTGCGACGGCGTGTTTATATTTCCATCGCGACTTCGGAACTGTAATGACTTTGATTGTGTGACCGGCGAGCTTGAAGCTCTTTGGCACTCCGTCAGGCCTTGCCTTTGACTCGCTCATAGCTTCGCATTCCCCCGAATCCTAATAGCCCACCGAGCATGATTAGCAAATCAGTCGTATCAATGGATGGCGGCACCTGCCAGCCCTGAGTCAGCGACAGCCACGATAGGAGCGGCTGCGCGATGTAGGTGTAGCCCATGCCAGTCACGCAGATCCAACCGACTGCGGGTCGCCAACCTGCGCGGAACGGATCTTTCGAGTTGGCTTCCGCTTCATTGATCTTCGCTTGCGCGAGCATGATCTGGAGATCGGCATCGAGTTGCTTGAACTCACCCGCCTGCTGTAGCTTGAGCAGTTCGAGTTGCGCCTTCGCCTTCGCCTCTGGATCAGGAATGATCTTGTCAACGATCTGCAAGACCGGCCCGATCAACGCTTCAAACACTGGCATCACTTCACCCCGTTATGTTCAAACGAGTAATGATTCCCATCCCTGAATCTGCCACCCCAACGGGCCAGCTCGTGCTGTTGTTCCCACCATTCACCGAGCGGTCTGTGATCGTCCGTCTCGGTCAGGAACCGGCCATCCTTGAAAAGATTAAGATCGATCGCGAGGCGCACCTTGTGGGCACTCGAGGCATGGCTGTAGGAGCGCTTCTCGCCCACTTCGCCATGCACACGAGGGTCGCGATAAGCGTCTCCGAGACTGACCTCGTATCCCATCTCATAAGCTCGACCGATTAACTGGCCGACAAGTTTCGCGAATTGTCTCTGCTTCTCGCCGAGAGTCATCAGAGCACGCCGGCCCCTCTTGCGATCGCCATTGCGCCAGCGCAGGCCAACGCAACCAATCCACGATCTACCCAAATGCTCGTGCTTGTGTTTTTCGGTTGCGCACGCTCGATTGCGTCTAGCCGATACTCAATGCGCTCAATTGCTTTGAATGCTCGTTCCAATGCCTCGGCCGTCATCGTTTGATTTTGTTCAACCAATGCGAGTTTCGTGATCGCGTCAGACAGTTTGCCGAGCGCGGTCTTGATCTCGCCCACATCCTCATGGAGAGCGCTTAGACGAACCGCGAGCACATCAGTTTCGTTGGACATCGATTAAATTCCTAACACTTCTCGTCTCGGTACGCTGGCCGCAATCTGCTCGGCCTTCGCGAATCGTTCGGCGGCTTGGCCCGCAACAGGAGCCGCGGCCAACAACTGCTGCGTCTGCATCGCTTGTTGCTCGGCGGCGTCCATCTCTGCGATCTCATCATCGGTGCGCAACGCCTTCGCCGGCACACCGTTCGCCTCGGCGATAAGTTTAACCGCTTCATCTGCATTGATGCGACGGAGCACAGACATATCGCCAGAGGCTTGCGCGACTGGAAGCATTGCCTCGATCGTACGCAGAATGCCTGCGGCTTCCTCGGTTTTCATCAGGCGAGCGAGCGGCCCCTGATACTTCGGTAGGATCTCGCCACCCTCCATGATGTATTCCATCAAGATCGGAGGCGGCTCTTGAATCATTCCCGACGCAGACATAATGTCCAGCTCGCGCTCAATGATCGGCCCCAAGAATTCTGATTGCTGGCGACCCATTGTCGGCCCGAGCAGTGCGCCTTTCT